CTCGTCTACTGAGTGGCAATGTGTATCAATCACGGGTACAGACAAACTCACCACCAAGGGCGATCTACTCGTCTACAACACGGTAGATTCTGAAACCAGACTACCTGTTGGAACTGACACATATGTCTTGACAGCAGACTCAACAGCAACCAATGGTGTTGATTGGGCCGCTGCAAGCGTGGCTGACGGCACGATAACCAATGCTAAGATGGCTGATATGGCCGCTGGTACTGTAAAGGTCAGAGATGCAGGTACGTCAGGTGTACCATCAGACCTCGCCTTGGCGACCACAGAGATAGTAGTCGGAGATGGCGCAGGTGTAGCCGCTGTTTCGTTGAGCGGTGATGTGTCGATGACGAATGCCGGTGTGGTGTCTATAGGCTCTGGTGTCATTGTTGATGCAGATGTAAATGCGTCAGCCGCAATAGCCAAAACCAAACTCGCATCCCTCGACATAGTAAACGCAGATGTCAACGCATCCGCAGCAATAGCACAGAGTAAGTTAGCAACCCTAGCGATAGATACCGCTGAACTTGCTGATGATGCTGTAACTCTTGCCAAACTGGAAGATGGCACACAAGGTGACATTCTCTATTACGGTGCTTCTGGTGCGCCAACAAGGTTGGGATTCGGCACGTCTGGTTACTTCCTCAAGACGCAAGGCACTGGAGCGAATCCAGTTTGGGCTGAAAGTGGTGGTGGTGGTGGCCTAGCCTCAGTACAAACGTTTACCAGTTCGGGAACATGGACTAGACCTTCTGACATAACAAAAGTCATCATGGAAGTGCAAGGTGCGGGAGGTGGTGGATCATGCACCACTGCCGTGGTACTGTGTTCCTCTGGCGGCGCAGGCGGATGCGCAACGAAACTTCTTGACGTATCAGGAATTTCATCTTCGACAATTACTATTGGCTCTGGTGGCACTGGCTCCGCAACAGGCGATGAAAATGTTAATGGAGGTGATGGTGGGGCATCCTCTTGGGCTGATGGAACAAACACTGTTACAGGAAATGGTGGGGAAGGTGGGTACTACACTAGCACTGGGCCGAGTGATGGCGGAACCGCAACAGGCGGAGATTTCAATGTGCAAGGAGAGCAGGGACAGGTAAGAAGTAATTATACAGATCACAGAGGTGGCAATAGTAAATTCGGCTTTGGCGGTAGTTGGACTCACCCAAGTGCATATAGCCAATATAACGGAAATCAACTACCCACTGGTTACGGTGGAGGCGCAGGCTCGGTTATACAAAATGATACTGGAACAATATCATTTGCTGGTGGTGATGGAATCGTAATAGTTTGGGAGTATCAGTAATGAAATACGCGCACATTGAAAACGGAATAGTTACAAACATCTCAAACTGGGATGGAGAAACAGAATACAACCCCGGCGAAGGAATTACACTGATCCAAGCAGACGAGAATGCTTATGTCGGTGGCGAATACAACGGGTCGTTTGTTGCTCGTCCTGTTGAACCAGATACGCGCACTTATGCAGACAAGCGAAAAGCAGAATACCCAAGCCTCGATGATCTTATAGTCGCTCTCTGGGAAGGAGTGGTCGAGGAACGCATGGCATCTGTGACTGCGCTTGAAGGATTGCGTCAGGCTGTTAAAACTAAGTATCCGAAATAATGGCTTTAATTGCTGTAGACAATGTTGGTCAGGTTGGGATTGTCAAGGAGAAGAGTTCATGGAACTTGCCTCCTAACGTATGGTCTGACGGCAATAACGTAAAGACTGAAGAAGGCTCTATAAAAAAGTGTCCAGGTTACTCAGAGGTAATGGCTACCTGTCCTATCGCTCCGTATCATATAACTCAGATAACGCTAGGAACTCCTGAGTTTTGGGTTGCTGCTGGCCTTGCGTCTATATACGCTTATGATAATACAAGCTCATCTACATTATTGAACGGCTCTATAAATGATACCGACACTACAGTAACAGTAGACAGTACGACAGGATTTGAATCAATAGGTACGATTTCTGTAGATAATGAGAATATTACATATACAGGTAAAACAACAACAACCTTCACAGGCTGTACAAGAGGCGCTGATAGCACTTCAGCCGCCTCACACTCAGATGACGCAACTGTAACAAGATCAAACAAGTGGTATAATATTACCAGAACTAGCGGTACATATTCCGCTACAGCAGATGAAGGCTGGACTTCCACCATTATCGGTGGTGTCCTGGTAATGACCAATAACTTTGACAAACCTCAGCATTGGGCGCTAACGGATGGTAAGCCAATATCCAGCCAGAAGATGCAAGACCTTTCAAACTGGCCTAGCCTTACACTGCTTGATGGAGGCATAGACGCTTCAGTAACTACTATCACTGTTGACAGTACGGATGACTTCCCAAGTGCAGGAACCATGGCAATTGGAACCGAGAAGATTACTTATACAGGAATAACGTCTACAACTTTTACTGGATGTATCAGAGGAGCCGGAGGAACAACTGCGGTCACACACTCCGATAATGACCAAGTAACTATAACTGTATTATGTAAGTCTATGAGAGCATTCCGATCCTTTTTGATTGCTCTTAATATAACTACCACATCTCCAGAACCAAGCCAATATCCCATAGCACCACTAGAAGGAATAAACTTTCCTAGAGTTGTTAAGTGGAGTACAGAATCGGCAATCCAGACCTTACCCTCGTCATGGAATGAGACTCTAAGTACGGTTGATGCTGGTGAATTTGAATTAGCAGATACAAAAGGAGATATCCTAGACGGTCTACAGTTAAGAGACTCCTTTATGATCTACAAGGAGGATGCTGTATACTCTATGACCTTTGTAGGCACTCCGTTTATATTCTCATTCAGACAGCTATCTCCTACCATTGGAGCGATATCAAAGAACTGTGTAGCGGAGTTTGATGGCGGTCATGCTATCTTTGGTAAAGGTAATTTCTATATCAATGACGGTCAAAGGATAAAGCCTATCCTTCCCATGAAACTGAAGGAGTATGTGTTTCAGTCAATTGATGGAGCGCAGACCAATAAGTGTTTTGTAACCGCAGACTACGGAAGGACAGAGATACTATTCTGTTTCACTGCTGACGGCGCGGATACAAATCAGCCGAATAAGGCTGTTGTTTGGAACTATATTACCAACACATTTACCATCAGAGATATACCAGACTTAGCGCATATAGGATACGGCAACGTAGGCAACCCTATAAGAGCAACTACATGGGCTGCGACAACGGAAACATGGGAGAGCATAACAGGTCCGTGGACTATGAGTTATGACCTACAGGACAAGGTTCTCCTTTTTGCCGATCCTAGCAATACTAAGTTGTACAGAGATAACTCTGGCAACAAAGAAGATACCACGCTTATGACCTCTTACATAGAAAGAAGCGGTCTGACTATGAATGAGCAAGGTCAGGCTGACCATGCGAATGTAAAAAGGATTAGTGCTATCTGGCCTAAAATGTCTATTAGTAGTGATAACTATATCAATGTATATCTAGGAACTTCAATGTCAACAGAGGAAGGTATCACTTGGAACGCTCCTGTAACCTTCAACCCAAATACACAGTCCAAAGTATCTGTAAGAGGAACAGGTAAGTTATATGCTGTTCGCTTTGAATCTACCACCGATATGGATTGGGAGTTAGACGGGTATTCTATTGATGTTAGAAATATAGGGCAGCGAGGGTCTAGGTCTTACTAATGGGAACCTACGCTGACCGTGTACAGAAAAGTGTAACGCTATATGAGCCTGGACCTCTCCCAGAAGAGGTTGATGATTTAGGATTGTATATGGTTACAGAGCTTAAAAGGCTAGGCAACATCCTGTATAACCAAGCAACCTTCCGTCTTGAGAGGATTCATGCGGAACCTTCCCGCCCTAGAACTGGTGATGTTAGATATGCAGACGGAACTGATTGGAACCCGGGCAGCGGCGAAGGGATATATTTCTACAACGGAACATCATGGACAAATCTATAGAGCCACCTAGAAGTCTAATTGACAAGAATAAACCCAATCTATTAATAGTTAATCCTAATGATATCGACCAAGTTTGGGAAGATGTAAAACCTTTGTTAGACAAGGCTTTGGTACACTCAGACGGAGAGATGTTATCGTCTGACATTCTTGACCTTATTCTTGATGGCAGAGAGGTATTATGGGTAGGTATAGATAACGGTGAGATATTCTGCGCTGGCGTTACAGAGGTAATAACTTACCCAAGAAAGAAAGTTTTACGGATCATAACCTTCGCGTCTAAAAGCGGTCACGATTATGCATTATGGAAAGACTTTATAGATATCATTGAAGGATTTGGTGTAAGACATGAATGTTCCTCTATAGAGGCATGGACAAGAAAAGGGCTTGCAAAGAAATTGAAGTGGGATAACGAATACTCAGTAATAACAAAGGATATTAAAAACAAATGGCAGTAAGAACACCTATACCAATATCACAGCCTTTGGCTCCGGGTCTTTTGCAGGTTGATTATAGTCCTTGGAGTTCTGGCGCTGCGGCAAGAACAGGTCTGGCAGATTTGCCGGGCTTTCTAAATTACACCGGGCCAACAGGACTTACAGGCTATACGCCAGATGTGCCTGTATCTTGGTCAACAGCATCAACATCATCCTATAAGGTTCCCGACTCTGTTATGGACCCAGATGTAGGAGGTTCTGGATCATATGGTTCTGGACTCCCTATGCCTGATGTTGAAGGATATAAGTATGTCTATCCACGATGGACTTACGGCGGAGGAGCGTGGGAAAGATCAGGTTATAGGGAAGATAGAGATGATTATGATTATTATCCATATTTCCCGACAGGTATCGCGGAGCATGAAGGCCCGATTCTTGTTGGGGTTGAGTTAATGAGGGAGTAATATATGTCAGGAGGAAGCCAAACACAGACTACACGGACTGAACCGTGGGATGAGCAGAAGCCTTATTTAGAGACAGGTTTTAAGAGAGCGGAAGATTTATATAAAACAGGCAAGATGACTCCCGATTATTATTCAGGCACTCGTATTGCCGGTTTTGATCCAGCCTCACTTGAGGCTCAGAGGTCTGCTCTGACATACGCAACTGGGCCGCGACCTGCTAACTTACAGGCGGGAGCGGAAACCACACAGTTAGGCGGTCTTGGATACGGTAGAGACTTAATGGATTACGGAACTGCTATGAGAAGTCCAATGACCTCGGCAGGGTATTCAGACCTTACGCCGTTCTCGGGTACTCAGTATTCCGGTTTGCTTAGTGGAGAGGTTGATGCATCTACATTTGATCCTCTTGCTGATGCTTATAGGAGTCAGGCAATGGCTCAATTAACCGGCGAAGTCCTGCCCGGCATTAGATCACAGATAGTACAGTATCAGCCCGGAGGAAGTACCAGAGGCGATATAATTCAGGCTAACGCAGTCTCCGCAGCGCAGCAAAATATAAACGATAACCTCGCTAAAGCAGAATTTGACGCTTATAATCAAGCCCAGAATCGTAGAATGGGAGCGGCCCAGATGGGGCTAGGAGCGCAACAGTTTGGTATCGGGCAAGGCGCTACAGGCGCAGGTATTGGAACAAGTTATCTTGGGCAATATCCCGGCGTAATGTCTGCTCCTCTTACCAACTTAGCCGCAATGGATCAGGTCGGTCAGCAACGACAGGCTATGGATCAGAAAGGTATTGACAGCGCAATGGCTAGGTATGAGTATGAATCTCAGTTACCAAGCATCGGGTTGCAGAATTACCTTGCGTCTATCTCTGGTGATTACGGCAGTAATGTTACATCTACTGGCCCTGCTGGTCCTAATCCTCTTGTCTCTGCCTTGGCAGGCGGTATAGGCATGGCCGCAGGCGG